ACATAAAGGCACTCCAAAAGAGAAGGTGTTTAAAGAATTAAAAAGGGATAAAGATGGGAATATTGATAAAGATAATCCATTCGGTTCAAATCTTAAAAGAGAAATTAACGATTTAGGAGAAGTAGTGGCAGCCCAAAGAGGAGCATTAAACATTGTTAATGAAGAAGGCGATTGGGGTAAATGGTCTAAAACTCTTTCTTCACAGATGTTATCAAAACAATCTCCTGCTCTTGCTAAAAAACAATTAGGATTAGCTTTTGATTCTAAAAAACAAGAATTTGATGAAATCATGGCTTTAACTAATCCTGCTGTTAGAAAGAGATTATTAGATTCTTTTGCTGATGATTGCGACTCTGCGGCTACACATTTGAAAGCTGCTGCGTTACCAAGACAAGGATCACATGTAATACTTCCATTTCCGAATATGCGATCTACAGAAATTTATGCTCCAAATTACAGAGATGGCGAACAGGTTGTTTTGATACGCTATCCACATGGTGGTAAGTTCGAAATACCACAACTAACAGTTAATAATAGACAAAAAGATGCAAAGAGATTATTAGGTAATGCTATAGATGCTGTTGGTATTAATCCTAGGGTAGCAGAAAGATTATCTGGTGCTGATTTTGATGGCGATACAGTTTTAGTTATACCTAATACTAAAGGTTCTATTAAGACGTCGTCCGCTTTAAAAGGTCTAGCCGACTTTAACACTAGGGAAATGTATCCTCCATATGATGGAATGCGAACAATAGACGGAGGAATTTACAGAGAGAAAACTGGAAAACCAGACTATGGTAATACACGTCCAATAACTAGAACTAAACAAATGAAGATGGGCGATGTTTCAAATCTGATAACAGATATGACTATTAAAGGTGCTAATGAAGATGAGATCGCTCGTGCTGTAAGACACTCTATGGTTGTCATTGATTCAGAGAAACATTACTTGGATTATAAACGATCTTATTCAGAGAACGGTATAGCATCATTGAAAAAGAAATACCAAGGTGGCGAAACAGCTGGAGCATCAACGTTAATTTCTAGAGCATCCTCCGAAGAAAGGGTTGGAGTTAGAAAAGAACGTATAGATCCAGCTACAGGAAAGAAAGTTTATGAATACACTAGAGAAACATATAAGAAGGTAAGGTATAAAGACCCAATAACAGGTAAGATAAAAGAAACAACACCTCTTGATGCAAAGAAGAAAGGTTATACAATCATTAGTGAAAAAGAGATTGAGAAGAAAGTAGCATCTACTAAGATGCATGAAACAGATGATGCTTTTACTCTATCTTCTGGAACTATCATGGAAGCAACCTATGCTAGTCACGCTAATAAATTAAAGAGCCTTGCTGATACCTCTAGGAGAATATCTGTTAATACCCCCCGTATTACTTATTCGCAATCAGCTAAGAAGGTTTATGAAAAAGAAGTTGCATCTTTGAAAGCTCAACTTAATCTAGCTATTAAGAACAAACCTTTAGAAAGACAAGCACAGATTCTAGCTAATGCCGCGGTTAAAGCTAAAAGAGAAGCCAACCCCGATATGTCAGCAGAGGACCTTAAGAAATTAAAAGGGCAAACCCTAGCTGAAGCCCGTGTTAGAACCGGGGCTAGGAAACAATTAGTTAACATCAGTGATAGGGAGTGGGAAGCAATTCAAGCCGGCGCTATTAGTAATAACACATTAGTACAAATACTTAACAATACAGATCTAGATAGAGTTAAACAGTTAGCCACACCACGTTCTAAAACAACCCTCTCTTCTGCTAAGATGGCTAAAGCTAGATCAATGTTAGCAGCTGGTCGCACACAAGCAGAAGTAGCCGATGCTTTAGGAATCTCTACAACAACACTATCCAAAGCCCTTTCTTAAGTTTTTGTGAAAAGGAGATTTAATTATGGCACAATCAATGTTAACAACAATTGATAATCCTTTTGATCCTTTTACAGAGTATGATGAATGGTTAGCTTGTGACGAAGACTTAGCAAGAAGAACACAAAGAGCTACTATTTGGTCTTACCTAGCGTCTATAGCAAAACTTTCAGACGAGCTCAGTCCTGTTGATGAAGCTTTAGCTATTGACAATGCGATTGATGAAATAATCAAGTACAATGTTCTCGGAATTTACAAAAAAGTAACAATAGAAGACTAGAATTACAGTCTTAGTTGCCTAGGTAGGGGGGTCTCGCAAAAAAAGCCCCCCTTCTTGATCGCGGCCGTCCTAAAAAAATCCCCGGGGGTTATTTTTAGGTTTCAGTTTTAGTAGGACTTTTAATTGGGGTCGGGGTGTTCCAAAAAACAGGTCTGGTGAGCCTGTTCTCCTTTCAAGAGACGCCCAAAAGGCGTTAGGAACTCTCCTTGCCCCAGCTAAGAGTCCTACTAAACTATCTTGAAAGGGGTAATATTATGAGACTATCACTACATGAAGTATTATTAATCTTATGCGTATTTTTATCTTTGGCTTTCTTCATTAATGTTATTGCGGATAAGATAGATAATTATGAGTTTAATCTGGTGAAGGGAGGCGTCCTAATGAATGTCGACTCGGAAAAAAACGGTTGAACAAACAACGAGAAGGCGTAGACCACCTGCCGCCACACCAGAAGGTCGAGAGAATCAGTTAATAGCCTTGGCGGTTGATTTAGCAGAGAAACAATTACTTGAGGGAACGGCTTCGTCACAAGTAATATCTCATTATCTTAAATTAGGGTCTACTAAAGAACGTATAGAGAAAGAAATTTTATTACACCAAAAGGAATTAATAAAAGCTAAGACAGAATCTATTAAATCCGCTAAGAGAGTAGAAGAATTATATTTAGACGCTCTTAATGCTATGAGAACATATAGCGGTCGTGGTGGTGATAACATTGATTAAATGTTATACTGAACTTCGTCGATTAAAATCTTTTGAAGAACGCTATAGATATCTCCGACTTTCAGCTAATGTCGGGGATAATACTTTTGGTTATGATCGTTACTTAAATCAGATGTTATACTCTTCTAAAAAATGGTTAAACATTAGAGATGGTATTATAATTAGAGATCTAGGTTGCGATCTAGGAATTGAAGATTATGAAATTCATGGAAAGATTATAGTTCATCATATGAACCCAATAACAATAGAAGACATTGAATTGGATAGAGACGAAATGTTCGATCCTGAGTTTTTAATCTGCACAACACACGACACACATAATGCGATTCACTTCGGAAACGAATCATTATTACCACGTCTCCCTATAATACGTAGACGTAATGATACTTGTCCTTGGTTATAAAAAATAAGGAGAGATGTGTATGGATAGTATTCTAACTTCTATTAAGAAATTATTAGGTATTGAAGATGAGTATATGCATTTTGATTCAGACATTATCTTATACATCAACTCCGCACTTATGTCTTTGAATCAATTAGGAATAGGACCAGAGGCAGGTTATATAATATTAAGCGATGCGGAAACATGGACTGATTATTTAGGTACTCAAATAAATGTTGAGGCAGTAAAAAGTTATGTTTATTTAAAGACTCGTTTAATGTTTGATCCTCCATCCTCGTCTTCTGTGTTAGAAGCAATTGAGAGACAAATTAAAGAGATAGAATGGCGGCTAATAGTTCAAGTGGAAGGAGGCGCGCCTGTTGGATAGTAAAGATTTTTTAGAAAGCATGTTTGATGAAGAACAACTTAAACATTATGGTATCCCTGGTATGAAATGGGGAAGACGAAAAGGTAAAGCGGCGTTAAAAAAAGTGAAAAAAAAAGTGAATCCTCCAAAAAGAGGAGCGAGTGAAGATTATAAGAAAGCTGCTTCTATTAGAAAAAAGAAAATCCACCAGATGTCTAACGCAGAGTTAAGGACTCTAAATGAACGTCTCCAATTAGAGAGATCTTTTAAAGATTTATCAGCAAAAGATATTTCTCCAGGCAGAAAATTCGCTCAAGATATTATAAGAGAAGTCGGTAAAGACCTAATTAAAGAGCCTATAAAGACTGGTGTAAAAATAGGTATATCTAAAGCAATGCGAAAAAGTTAGGTGATATTTGTGGCTTTATCAAATACAGCGACGCCTAAATATTATGGTAAATTTCGTGATGATGTGCTTAAAGGTATAATTCCAGTTTGTAAAGAAATCTCAATGGAGATGAATCGCATTGATGCTCTAATACTTAATCCTGGAATTTATTATGATGACGAGGCTATCGATGGTTTTATACAATACTGTGAGAGCGAATTAACGCTTACGGATGGTGGCGATCTAGTTTTACTTGATAGTTTTAAACTTTGGGCCGAACAGATTTTTGGATGGTATTACTACATTGAGAGAAGTGTTTATGAACCTTTTCCAGATAATCGTGGTGGTCGATTCGTCCGTAAACTTATAAAAAAGCGTTTAATAAACAAGCAGTATTTAATAGTTGGTAGAGGTGCTGCTAAAACTTTGTATGATTCTTTAATACAATCATACTTTGCTAATATAGACACAACAACCACTCAACAAATAACAACAGCTCCAACAATGAAACAAGCTGACGAAGTTATGGCACCAATAAGGACTGCTATAAAAAGAGCTAGAGGTCCTCTATTTAAATTCTTAACCGAAGGTTCGTTACAGAACACCACTGGTTCTAGAGCTAATAGAGTTAAACTAGCCTCTACTAAAAAAGGTATAGAAAATTTTCTTACCGGTTCTGTAATTGAAGTCCGTCCTATGAGTATAGATAAACTTCAAGGTTTACGACCAAAAGTCTCAACTATTGACGAATGGTTATCTGGCGATGTTCGGGAGGACGTTGTTGGTGCTATTGAACAAGGCGCATCTAAATTAGACGATTATCTAATTGTGGCTACTAGTTCAGAGGGAACCGTTCGTAACAGTAGTGGCGATACAATCAAAATGGAATTAACAAACATACTTAAAGGAGAATACATAAATCCACACGTTTCCATATGGTGGTATAAATTAGACGATGTGAAAGAGGTTGCTGATCCTGAGATGTGGATTAAAGCCAATCCGAATTTAGGAAGGACTGTTTCATATGAAGCATATCAATTAGACGTTGAGAGAGCAGAGAAAGCACCAGCATCTAGAAACGATATTCTTGCAAAAAGGTTTGGTCTTCCAATGGAGGGTTATACATACTTCTTTACTTATGAAGAAACACTTCCTCATCGTCGCCGTGACTTCTGGTCAATGCCTTGTGCTTTAGGAGCAGACCTATCTCAAGGAGATGACTTCTGTGCATTTACTTTTTTGTTTCCATTACCAAATACAACATTTGGAGTCAAAACACTTTGCTATATATCTTCATTAACTTTAATGAAACTACCTGGAGCTATGCGTATAAAATATGAGCAATTTATGGATGAAGGTAGTCTGGTCGTATTAGAGGGAACCGTATTAGATATGATGGAAGTCTATGAGGATCTAGAAAGACACATTTTAAACTTAAGTTATGATGTTCGTTGTTTTGGCTTCGATCCATATAATGCTAAAGAATTCGTAACGAGATGGGAACAAGAGAATGGACCTTTTGGCCTTGAGAAAGTAATTCAGGGAGCAAGGACAGAATCTGTACCATTAGGCGAACTTAAAAAGATGGCAGAGGAACGCATGCTTATCTTTGATCAAGAACTTATGTCTTTTTCAATGGGAAACGCTGTAACTCTTGAAGACACTAATGGCAATCGCAAATTATGTAAAATGAGATATGATAGAAAAATCGATAGTGTATCAGCAATGATGGACGCTTATGTAGCTTATAAACTTAATAAAGACAGTTTTGAATAATATTTATGATTCATAAAAAGGAGGCATATTTAATGGATAATTTGACTTTAAGTGAAATTCAGAGATTAGACAAGGCTTATAATGAAAGTCATCCGATGCTGTTGGGCACTAAACTTCAAGCAATAATCGATGCTATAAACGCAGGAATAGGCCCTGACGGCCAAGAAGGACCTGCCGGACCTGCCGGACCTGCCGGACCTGCCGGACCTGCCGGACCTGCCGGACCTTGTACAGAAATACTAGAAGCCACTCCAACTAATGGTGTCAGTGCGAACGAGACATTATCGATAAGTTCAGTAGTTATTAATGGAGAAACTGTTGGAATTAATAATCCGGAAGTTGTAGGCGAAGATGTTTACGAATTTGTTTCTTCTACGGCTTTAATTGTATCGGGAGAGGGTTATATACCAGTTGACATTAATACTTATACTGTAAAAGCAACGGGAGTTTTAACGGTTGATACTAATCCGACTTCTGGAGAGAAAATAACTATTGGCGAAAAAGTTTATACTTTTGTACCTTCCGGAACTGCTAATTACGATGGTGAAATTGGTATAGGGGATAGTGTAGCAGATACTCAAGTTAATATTGTAGATGCTATTTTAGGTGAAGATTTACATAATGAACCTCATCCTTTAGTTACTTGCGGGTCTGCTTTTTCGTCTGACGACCTTACTATTACAGCGAAGTTTGGCGGAGTAGCTGGAAATAGTATTGTTACCACGTCCAATATGGTTGGAGGAAATAATGGTTTTGCACTTGGCGTGTTAGATTCTGGAGAAGATTGTACTGCCGCAAATGCTGTAACTGCGTTAGTAGCTGCTATTACCGCTTCTGATACTCAAGGAGTTGGTGCGGCTGCTGGCGCTAATAATACTGTAGTACTGACTGCTGATATTGGCGGGGTTATTACAAATACAATAGCAATTGCTGAAGATATGGCTAATGGTGCTTTTACTAATGACGCTGTTAGTTTATCTGGTGGAGAAGATGCTACTCCTGGTCTTAAAGGAAGTATATTTATGGATAGTAATTACATTTATCTATGTATAGCCGATAATGATGTGACAGGTAAGAATTGGCGTCGTATAGCACTTGGCAACGCGTTTTAGAAAAAATAATAGTTTGATGATAGTTGTTATAAAGGAGGTGATAGGATGCAGATTTCCGTAGGAAGCAGACTGAGACATGCGTGGAATGCGTTCCTTAATCGTGACCCTACTCTATATGATTATAATATTATGGGACGTAGTAGTAATTTTAAACCGGATAGAACGCGGTTAAGGTATTCCAACGAACGTTCTATTATTGCTTCCATTTACAACAGAATAGCTATTGATGTGGCCGCCCTTTCTTTTCAACATGTTCGTTTAGATCAAAATGGGAGATATTTAGAAACAATTTCGTCTAATTTAAACGAATGTCTTACTGTAGAAGCGAATATTGATCAAACGGCTCGCGCATTAATGTTAGATGCGGCTTTATCGTTATTTGATGAAGGATGTATAGCAATTGTTCCTATAGATACAAGTATAAATCCTTCTATATCTGGCAGCTATGATATATTTTCAATACGTGTTGGAAAGATTTTAGAATGGTTTCCAAATCATGTTCGTGTAGAACTATATAACGATAGAAAAGGCGTTAAAGAACAAGTTTTATTAGAAAAGAAAGTTGTTGCTATAATAGAAAATCCATTATACACGGTTATGAATGAACCGAATTCAATAGCAAAACGTTTGATAAGAAAATTAAATTTATTAGATGCTATTGACGAACAGAGTGGTTCTGGAAAATTAGATATAATTATTCAATTACCATATAGTATTAAAACACAGGCTAGAAAAGAACAAGCTGAGATTAGACGTCTCGATATGGAAGAACAACTAAAAGGTTCTAAGTATGGAATTGCTTATTCTGATGCGACGGAAAAGATTACGCAGTTAAATCGACCCGCCGAAAATAATTTAATGGCACAGATTACATATCTAACGAGTATGCTTTATAGCCAGTTGGGTATAAGTGATGCGGTCTTTAATGGAACGGCGGATGAGAGAACAATGCTTAATTATTATAATCGTACGATAGAACCAGTAAGTTCAGCTATTGCGGACGAACTTAGGCGAAAATTCTTAACTAAAACAGCTCGCACACAATTACAGACTATAATGTTCTTTAGAGATTCTTTTAAGTTAGTTCCTGTAGCAGATTTAGCAGAGGCTGCTGATAAATTTACACGTAATGAAATTCTATCCTCTAATGAGTTTAGATCTATAATCGGATACAAGCCTTCTGATGATCCACGTGCTGAAGAACTACGTAATAAGAATTTAAATGATCCAAACGCTGCTACAAATCAAAATGGGACGGAATAATTACATAAGGAGGATATTTTATATGGATTTTGATTTTAGTGGTTATGCCACAAAAAACGATCTTAAATGTTCAGATGGTCGTACTATTTGTAAAGATGCTTTTAAAGATAATGATGGACAAAAAGTTCCATTAGTATGGCAGCATTTACATAATGAACCATATAACGTGTTAGGTCATGCCCTTTTAGAGAATAGGGAAGATGGCGTGTATGCTTATTGTACCCTTAACGATTCAGAAGCTGGAAAAAACGCTAGACTACTTGTAGAACATGGCGATATAACAGCCCTTTCTATATACGCTAATAAGCTAATTCAAAAGGGTAGTAGTGTTATTCATGGTGCTATACGTGAGGTTAGTCTGGTTCTTACAGGCGCAAACCCAGGAGCTTTAATCGATAATTTAGCTTTTCAGCATTCTGATGGTTCAGAGACAGTTGATGATACCGAAGCTATAATTTATAGCGGCGATAACATCACATTAGAACACGCAGAGAAACAAGAGCAGGAACCCGATAAAACAATAGAGGACGTTTTTAACACTCTTAATGAAGAACAAAAGACTGTAGTATATGCTATTATTTCTAAAGCGCTTGAGGTTGAAGAAGACGACGAAGAAGAAGTTGAACATTCAGAAAAAGGGGGAAATATTGTGAAGAAAAACGTATTTGAAGGATTGGAAAAAAAGAGTAAAAACGTTCTTAGCCATTCTCAAATGGTTGAGATTTTTGAGGATGCACAAAGAACAGGTTCGCTTAAGGAAAGTTTCTTGGCGCATATTGCTACTTATGGTATTGATCCCATTGAAGATCTATTTCCTGAAGCAAAAACTATAACGCCTACCCCAGAACTAATAAAACGTGATACCGAATGGGTAGCTGGTGTTATTTCTGGAACTAGGCATAGTCCTTTTTCGCGTATTAAGAGTACCGCTGCAAATATAACGGCAGATGAAGCTCGTGCTCTTGGTTATGTTAAAGGTAATCCGAAAAAAGAAGAAATTGTTAGAGTATTGAAGCGTACAACTACGCCTACAACTATTTATAAGAAACAGAAACTTGATCGCGATGACATTATTGATATTACCGATTTCGATGTTGTTGCTTGGCTTAAAGCGGAAATGAGAATCATGCTTGATGAAGAAATTGCGCGTGCTGTACTAATTGGCGATGGAAGACCGGTTGATGGCGATGACGACAAAATAAACGAGGAATGCATCAGGCCTATTTATACAGATGACGATTTATATTCGCATCATGTTAAACTAACTTCCGAAAAAACGGTAGAAGATCTTATAGATGAAATTCTTCGTGCTCGTAAAGAGTATAAGGGTAGCGGAAATCCGGCTATGTATATAGATACTGATACTCTTACGGATATGCTTCTTCTTAAAGACATTACAGGGCGTCGTATTTTCAGAACAGTTAGTGAACTAGCAGCTGAATTGCGTGTTTCTAAGATTGTAGAAGTACCTGTTATGGAAAATCAAACCCGAGTAGATGATGAGGAGGATACGCTTCAATTGAAGGCTATAATCGTTAATCTTTCTGATTATGTTATTGGCGCCGATAAAGGTGGCTCTATTAACATGTTCGATGACTTTGATATTGACTACAATCAATACAAATATTTGATGGAAACCCGTATCTCAGGCGCTTTGATTCGTCCGAAATCGGCTTTGGTAATTGAACAGGTTGTCGCAGAAGAATAAGGAGAATTAAAAAATGGCAAAGTTTTATGGAATAATCGGCTATAGTGTAACCGAGGAAACTTCTCCCGGTGTGTGGACGGAGAGTATTACAGAACGTAATTATTATGGCGATGTTATACGAAATACTAGACGTTGGCAACCAGGGGAAGGCCTTAACGATAATCTTACTATTAATAATATTATCAGCATTGTGGCCGACCCCTTTGCCTACAAACATTTTCACGCTATACGTTATATTAAATGGATGGGGGCTTCTTGGAAAATTGATAATATCGAAGTCCAGAGGCCCCGCCTCATCCTTACGATAGGGGGCGTTTATAATGGGCCTCAGACTTGATTTACAGACGCTCCTTGAGGGAATACTTGGAACTAGAAATGTATATTTTCAGCCACCAGAAACAGTTAAGTTAGTTTATCCATGTATAATTTATTCTCGAAATTCTGGGGATGTAGATTTTGCCGATAATATAAACTACCGTCATTATATACAATATGATGTTATGGTAATCGACAAAAATCCAGATAGCGAGATTCTAAGTAAGATTGCAGCGTTGCCTTTGTGTAAATACAGTAGACATTATACGCTAAACAATCTAAATCACGATGTTTTTACTTTATATTATTAAAAGGGGGTCATGACTTTGGCTAGACTTATTTGGGATAGTGTCGGGGAAAGACTATATGAAACTGGTGTAAAAAATGGCGTTCTATATCCACGGAACGCTAGTGGGGAGTATCCTTTAGGAGTTGCCTGGAACGGATTAACTGCTATAACCGAAAGTCCTTCTGGGGCGGAACCAACAGCTATCTATGCTGATGATCTTAAATATTTGAATATTCTATCTGCCGAAGAATTCGGAGCAACCATTGAGGCTTATACCTATCCAGACGAATTTGCGCTACTTGATGGTTCGGCCGGACTTGCTACTGGTGTTGTGATTGGTCAACAGGATAGGGGAACCTTTGGTTTGGCCTATCGTACAACCTTAGGTAATGATATTAATGGGTTGAATTATGGTTATAAACTACACTTGATCTATGGTGCAGTTGCAAAACCCTCCGAGAAGGCTTATCAGACAATTAACGATTCCCCAGAGGCCATTACCTTCTCTTGGGAAATAATGACTACTCCAGTTCTCGTTACTGGTAAGAAGCCTACCGCATCATTAACTATTGATTCTACTAAAGTTGCTGCTGAAACGTTGTCTGCTTTAGAAGATATTATTTATGGTACTGCCGGAGCAGATCCTAGACTACCACTTCCAGATGAAATTGCTACTCTGTTCGCAACTGGCGCACCTGATGCTATTGCTCTGTCTTCTATCGCTCCCGCAGATGAAGATAGTGACGTTGCTGTCGACGCTAATATCGTTCTCACTTTTAATAATGAGATTAAGAGTGAGGCTGTCACTGTTGCTACTGCCGGTGGTGCTCTCGTTGCCGGAGCTAAGACTTGGGACGAGGCGAAGAAGATTCTTACCTTCAATCCGACTGCGAATCTCAGCGCGGCTACTACCTATATTGTTACTATTGCTGGCGTAGTGGATATTTATGGTCAAGCTCTTACTACAGAGGTCAAGAACTTCACTACTGTTGCTTAATAAGCTCCCCTCCTCCTTCATATATAGGGGGTCCCTTGAAACATGGGGGCCTCCTACTTTAAATTATTTTTTCGAAAGGAGTTTTACAACTATGTTAAAAAAGACTATTACTTATGTGGATTATGACGGAAATGAGAGAACAGAAGATTTCTATTTCAATCTCTCAAAAGCAGAGATAGCTGAAATGGAATTATCGGCCGAAGGCGGACTAACCAAACTGATAGAAAGAATCGTCGCGGCTCAAGACGGTAAGAAAATCGTCGAGATCTTCAAAGATTTGATACTTAGAGCTTATGGTGAGAAATCCCCGGACGGTAAACGATTCATAAAGAGCCCAGAATTGCGTGATGCTTTCGCTCAAACTGAGGCTTATAGCGAATTATTTATGGAATTGGCAACAAACGCAGATGCCTCTACAGCATTTGTTAATGGAATAGTCCCAATCGCTCCAGAATCTAAATAGAAAAAAGGAGGCTAGAGTTGTGTTACGAATTAAAATACCGGCTTTCGAATCTTTTGATGAAGCGAAAAACGAGTTCGTTTATTCGATGGAAGCATCAATACAATTAGAACACTCTCTAGTCTCTCTTTCAAAATGGGAGTCAAAATGGCAAAAACCATTCTTAACAAGAGACGAAAAAACAACGGAAGAATCTATAGATTATATTCGTTGTATGACAGTAACTCAAAACGTTAATCCTATAGTTTATAGTGGCATTACAAGCGAGAATATTAGAGAGGTCACAGAGTACATAGAGTCTCCAATGACTGCCACTAAATTTAAAAAAGAAAGTAAGACGTTTAATAAGGAAGTAATTACTGCAGAAATCATATATTATTGGATGATAACTTTAAACATTCCATTCGAGTGCCAAAAATGGCATTTAAATAGATTACTTACCCTTATAAACGTATGTAATATAAAGAACCAACCACAAAAGAAAATGGGACAGCATGAACTTATGCATCGTAACGCATCCTTAAATGCGGCACGCAGACAAGCGCTTAACACAAGAGGGTGATTACATGATTAGTTTTAAACATAGAGGTAATTTTAATAATTTAGAGAAATTCTTCAGAAGAAAAAGTAAAAATTACGAACCAGTCTTACATAAATATGGTAAAATTGGTGTTGGTGTATTATCATCAGCAACGCCCGTAGATTCAGGAGAAACCGCTTCTATGTGGGGTTATGAGGTGTTTATAGGTAAAAATTCATTTGGAATTAATTGGACTAATTCTAATATTGTTGATGGAATTCCCATAGCCGTACTTATACAATATGGTCATGGTACAGGTAATGGCGGGTATGTGTCTGGAAGGGATTATATTAATCCGGCAATACAACCAGTATTTGATAGAATAACTTCAGAATTATGGGCGGAGGTGACAAAATAATGCCTAGTGTTGATAATCGTATAGTAAATATGCAGTTTAATAATGGACAATTCGAACGTGGTGTTCAAACAAGCGTTAGGTCACTGGAAGCTCTTAAAAAAGGTTTAAAATTAGACGAATCTGCTAGAAGTCTATCTAACCTTAACTCCGTTGGTAGATCCTTTTCTCTTGGCGGTATAGCCGATGGCGTGCAGAATATTTCAAATAGATTTACTACTATGGGTATAGTAGGAGTAACGGCATTGCAGAATCTTACTAATGCCGCTATAAATATGGGTCTCCAATTAGTTAAATCCGTAACAATCGGCCCTATTTCTCAAGGATATGACGATTATATTCGTAAGTTAACTTCGCTTCAAACTATTATGAATGCTACTGGCGAATCTAATGAAGTTGTAAGCAAATATTTTGATGAATTAGACGAATATGCCGATCAGACAATTTATAATCTTGATGATATGACATCGGCTTTTGCTAAATTTACAAATGCTGGTGTTAAAATGGATAAGTCGATACCTGCTATAAAGGGTATTGCGAATATGGTTGCGTTAGCCGGACAGGATGCTGGTGCCGCACAAATAGCATTCTATAATCTATCGCAAAGTATATCTAATGGTTTTCTAACTACAACGGATTACAGATCGTTAAATTTAGCGAACATTGCGACAGTAGAATGGAAAAATAACATAATCGCAGCTGCCGAAGCAGCTGGAACTATAAAAAAGACAACCAAAGATATGTATTTAATACCTGGTGTAAAAGAAGCTGTAACTAAACAAGCATTATTTGCAGAAGAGTTATCTAAAGGTTGGGCGACAACCGAAGTCTTACTTAAAGTTTTCGGAGAATATGGTGACGCTACAACAGAGATAGGAAAAAAAGCACAGGCAGCAGCTCAGGAGGTAAAAGACTTTGGTTCTATGATGCAGACTCTAAAAGCTCAAGTTGGAACTAGTTGGACCGATACTTTCCTAACTGTTATCGGTGGCTTAGAAGAATCGAAGAAATTTTATACAAATTTATCAAAGGTTATAGGTGATTTTCTAGATAAAACAAATGATGCTCGTAATGAAATGTTGGAATTCTGGAAAGTTGCTGGCGGACGAACGGTTTTAATAGAAGGTTTATCAAATACGTTCAAAGGAATTGGACAAGTATTAAAAACTGTAGGTGAAGCTTTTAGAGAAATATTTCCACCTATGACTGGACAAAAATTAGTCGATATGACCGTTGCTTTCAGAAATTTATCTGAAAGATTCAAAATGAGTGAGGAAACAGCGACTAATCTAAAAAATACATATAAAGGTTTATATGCAGCTTTCGATATCATTTATCTAGCTGTTGCGGCCTTAGTTCGTGCTCTTGGAAAACTGTTAAAAGCTGTCGCGCCAATTGGCGATAGTTTTTTAGTCGTGTCGGGAGGGCTTGGAAATTTTATTGTTGGTATAGACAAGGCCCTTAGATCTTCGGACGCATTTAACGTTATAGTCGAAAATCTAGGAAAAGTTATAATTCCTGTTATTGAGGGATTAGTACGCTTTATATCTTTAATAGCAGAAGCGTTTAAAACTATAGCTACCCCTGATATGACGGGTGTAGATGCGTTTGTAGAAAAAGTTGAAGAACGATTCGACCCTCTTGTAAAAATAGGAGAGGCTTTAAAAGGTATAATTGGTCTATTCTATGATCTCGCAACTCTTCTTGGTAAAGCTTTCTCAAATATGATGAAAGATATTCTTGGCGCAATCAATGGAGCTGACTATAATGCTATATTCGACATTATTAATGGTAGTTTATTCGCTGCGATATTATATGGTATCAAGAAATTTATAACTTCCTTAACTGAAATAACAGATAATGTAGGTAGTATTATAGGTGGCATAACTGATATATTTGACGGCGTAAGAGGTTGTCTTGAGGCTTATCAACAGTCATTAAAGGCTAATGTTTTGTTGAAAATAGCCATTGCTATAGGGATATTAGCAGCTTCTCTGATGACTATATCTATGATTGATTCGGAAAAATTAACGGCTTCTCTTGGGGCAGTAACAGGACTATTTATAGAATTATTTGCTGCTATGAGTGCTATGGGAGCGCTTACTGATACTGGTGGATTCCTCGCTATATTTACTATTACAACAGGAATGATACTCCTATCAACGGCTATTTCAATACTTGCTTCTGCTATGAAGAAAATGGAGACTCTTGATTGGAAAGGTGTAGCTACTGGTCTTGCTGGTGTTGCGGGTTTAGCGGCCATACTAGTAGTAGCAGCCAAACGATTAGAATTTGGCTCAAAAGGTTTAATACTTGGTTCAATAGGTCTTGTTATATTTACAAGTGCTATATTAGTATTAGTATCAGCGGTTGAACGGTTATCGAAATTAGATGTTAAACAATTAGCTAAAGGACTTATTTCAATAGGCGTTTTGGTTTTCGAATTAGGACTATTTA